AAATTTAACTTTGTGTTATGAAATACTTTTTGAACAACATTTCAAAAGCAATCAAACAATACCTTGTTGATAATGCCGATCAGTGCGAGAAAAACAAATCGAGCTTTCAAAATGAACTCAGGTTCATCTGGGAAATCTACAACGGAGAATGGGAACGAGAGGAGGCCATCGATCATCTCACAGCCAAAAGAACAGAAAGTGGTGAACCCGCTTTCACAAGAGATGCTGCAGGGGAATTTTTCAAGTGTGTTGAAAAATTTAGAGGCCACACGGCTTCTTACAGAGAATGGTGCGTTCACATCCTACCTTATGCCACCAAGTGTCATTTTGAATTCATTGCATTTGGTACTCGCTTACATCGAAAGTCCGATTGGCAAGGCCTTAGTAACTCTAGAGTCGTCAAAATTCTTACAGCTTTACAACATGCTGGGAAGCTCCCTTTTGGAAGTACGAAAGGATTACAGTCCATCTACGACAGAAACCCAACCTCCGACAACGAGTCAATGCTCTACTGGTTCGCCAGAAGAAGAGTTGTTGACGGCCGCGTCGGAGAATATGGAAGCATCAGCATTGATGAAGGATACACCAGAGACAACAGAGGCCCAAGAAGAACAGCAACAATCAAACACAACGTCGACAGATTCGCCAAGTGGTGGTTCAACAACAGCAGCGACAGAGAATCAAGAAAGATCAGAGATGTCTGGAGAACAAGCGGAGAAGCCTTCAGGTTCGAGTTCAAGCGATCGTACGGACAAAAGTTCTACGATGAGTTGGAGCAAGAGAGCAATGAGAGCATTTCTTCAACGTCTTGCGAGTGATGGTTCATTGATCCTTGATGAGCGTGATACGGAGCGTATAGTTGAGAATAAGTCAGGTAAGGAGGTAGTCTTAACGAAGGCCATGTCGCGCGCAGATTATCATACTTGGACTACAATGAAAGTTACGGAACAGGATGACGAGGAGAATCAGGTTGAGAAGACAGTTCATGTTTTGGTCAAAGGTAAAGTAAATTTTCTGGAAGTCGGAGGACCAACTAATGATCGAGCTGAGTTGTGCGGTTTTGATGAGAACGATAAGAGACCCTTAAAAGTCATTAAATTCGACAGATCTGCGAAACAACATGACATCCGTTATGTTGATTATGAGAGTTACTGGGCTGTTAAGTGTCAATTGATAGGTGACCCCATTCACAATCACACATTAGCAAGAATTAAGACGCTGGTTACACAGCATCTTAAACAAACTAAGTGTGCTCATGTGGATGCTCGGACATACTTTACAGTTGTGTTACATACGGCTTATGCGATACTCATACCAACAAAAGAGGATGAATTGATGTTGAACACATTGGGAAGAAAAGAGAATGTGCGAAGGATAGGAAAAGTTAATGATTTCGTAAGGGAGGGTAAAGTGACGAGAAAGAGATGGTTTCGCCTTGATAAGAAGGTAGAAGCCGTCCCTAAGCAATAATGGGACAGCATCCCAGGTCTGTGTGTGTGGAACTATTTTAGGAATAAAACTATTAACCCGAGAAGTAAGTCGTGGGTTAGGTTTGATTCCACTTTCCCTTATGGTGCTTGTAAAATAAACAGAAGTACGTTCAGTTTTGCAGGTCCCATTGAGGATGGTTCTAATTTATGTTACACACATAACGGATGTGCTTGCAATGAAGTTATTGCTTTGTTGCATCGTCACCAGGTTTCAACTCCGCCATGTGTTGCAGATACTGATGATCTTAAACGCCATTTCAAGGTGTTTTATGATCAAATCGGTAGAAACAGCATATATTTACATACGCGTGAGGATGTCGTTAACAAATATGAAGGTCGTTGGAAACGTCGTTATGAACAAGCAAGAATATCATTGCAAGAACGGTCACTGACTGATCGTGATTTTATCATTGCTATGTTCGTTAAAGATGATAAGGAAACAACAACACCAGAAAAAGCTCCGAGAGCAATCCAGTATCGTAATCCACGGGCAGGTCTTGAAATGGGACGTTTTACTCATGCCATTGAATCTCGTATTTATAATTGTAAAGATGAATATGGAACAAGAATCTTTGGGAAGGGCTGTAATATGCACGATTTAGCCGATGATTTCATCAAGAAATCACAATTATTTAAAGATCCAGTCTTCTTGGAATTGGACGCATCTAAATTTGATGCTCATGTTAACGTTGAGTTGTTGGAGTTGACAAGGGAGTTTTATGTTAGTATGTGTGCCAGTGCCAGTGAAGCTAGATATGTTAAATATATGTGGGGCAAAACACGTGTTAATTATGGCAGGACAAAACGTAACGTCAAGTTCAAGACCTACGGAACTAGAATGAGTGGTGATATGGATACAGGTCTCGGTAATAGTTTGTTGATGTATTGGTTGATTAGGGAATATCTGCGAGTTAATGGCATAGTTAAGTATGCCATGTCGGTTAATGGTGATGATTCTGTGATTGTTATTAGTATTGCAGACTTGGGAAAAGCTCAAAACATTTCTATCTTTAAGGAATATGGATTTAATATGAAGTTTGGCGTATCTATGGGACTCCAAGAGTTTGAGTATTGTCATTGTAAGATGGTTGAGACGGATTATGGTTGGGTAATGTCTAGAGATCCATCCAGACTAATAAGTCGGACTGGATGGTCCAATCATAAGAGGTCAGGCAGAGCGGCGAAAGACTATTTGTATTCATTAGCTATGGGTGAGTTGGCAGTTAACTACGGATTACCAATAGGTTATGCTTATGGGCAAAAACTATTGGCTTATTCTGGTAAAGCGCAACAAGTAGTAATGAGTAGGAAGAAGCGTCTGTATCTGGAAAAACAACGGTTTTGGAAAAATTTTGACACTGCAAAAATATCTGAAAGGACACGTAACAGTTATTATGTAACGTGGGGTATACTACCAGAAGATCAGATACGCATTGAGAATCAAATTAAAATTAGCTTTAACAAATATGTACATCATTTACATGTAGAAAAATATTTCGAATTAATTAATATACCGTATCATTTCGGGTAAATCAAATTAATATTATTTCATTACACAAAATTTTAAATTCGTAATTATGTCAACACAAATAACAGCTCCCAATGCAATTATTCGCACGGATACAAGCATTGGTAAAACTAAGCCCAAGCGGCGTAGGAATAAGAAACCAAATAATCAAGCAACTCCAAAACATAATCCAGGAGAGTTGCAAACAGCTACTGTCGGAACTACTCGCGGTTATCCTTCGAAAGTTGAGACTATGCTGTCTGAGAAATTCAAGCTCGACGAAAATTCAGAGTCGTGGTTACATCATTTTATCGACCCATGTGGTGTAGGTGGTATGAAAGTTGATAGTCGTCGTATACCAGACGGCGCTTTGTCCTTTAGTGCAGAAGCAGAATTTTTGTTTCAGGAAACAATAACCATGCCGATGAACTCATTACAAATCACTGACACTACTGGTCGTAACTTCTCATTATTGGTTTTACAGCAACCTCTTATGCGATGTGGTACTATATTAATATGCCATATACAATCTAAGGAATTTGATGATACTGTTATGTCATCGTTTTCTAGAGCGTTTGCTTCTATTCCAAACCGCGAAAGTGCGTATTATCCTAATTGGATACCTTGTGATCTCTTTGAGATTATTGATTCTGTTATTACGCCAGTGCTGTACTTTACTGTATTAACACCAACAGCACTTAGAGCCATTGGCGAGCCTAACGAGAGTGGCATTTCAACTTTTCTTAGCCAGTTCAGGTTTACATCATATGGTGTTGATCTAAAACACAATACACCCACTTTGTTTGATCAAGGTACTTACGTTATGGGATGTTTCCCAGCAAGCGTTGTGCCTTACACTTATGATGAGAACCATGTTCGTGGCTTTGATCCATTCTTTGTTACTGCTTTTATAACAACGGCTAACAGTATAACAGCTATTGCTACAGTAAATGGTATTTCTACTCCACCTATGAATGAATTAACATATGCTGGCATTTTACCGTCACCACCCATTACAATTACTTTTGCACTCCGTAATCCCACAGGTTCAGTTTTCTATCCTGTAGGTACCACTATCAGATATGAGAATGTATTAGGTCAACTAAGTTTAGTTGACGATGCTAATATTTTACCAAATTTGGTTTTAGGTCCTATGGTGGTGAATTCTACTGTGGATAAACGGTTATATGCGAGAGTTGACTTGTTAGATGCAGCGACGGAACCAATAACTCAAGGTAGTTTAACTTTCAATTTGTTAACAATACCACCAGTCACACAAGCTGATATTCAACAAATGGATGTGTTTTCAGTGCATGGTCTATTAAAAGGTGATCACGATTTAGGTGGTGCAGCCTCACATAGTGGTTGCTATCTACCAAATCGTGTCTGGCAGCCTATCTTTAATGTTCAGAATTCATCAAATTTTAGAAAGTGCATCATAGTTAACGAGAACACTCCTCTTCAGGATTTAACGAATAACGCAGATGGTTGGAAAGATTCATTTGATCTAAATTTTGGCTGGGCCGTTATGAATCTACAATCAGTACCATGGGCAGCAGCGCCTTTTATTCATTTGACTCGCTCAGATGAACAAGTACCAGGTCATAACTCTATCCTTGGTGCATATGCGCGACGTGCAGGCTACAAAGAGCCGATAGCTTTGGACATTGCGTTCTCGGCCAGTAGCGAGTTAAAACACGGATTTACCTGTTCTAGCAATGATGTGCGGAAGATGTTTAATGCTCTGTCAAAGACATTGTCTGAAGTACCATCAGTGTTAGCTAATGCTAACAATTTAGGTAAATCCATTTCATCACTACTAATGCGTTTAAATGTTTAGTAGAGCAATGTCGTCTGTATGAGATCAGTGCTGACCCTGAATCTACAGACATTGGTTGGTTTCTTAAGAAGGGATATAGAAACTAACCAATTAAATAAATCGGGCCCCTTTAATATGATCTAAATTTTGGCTGGGCCGTTATGAATCTACAATCAGTACCATGGGCAGCAGCGCCTTTTATTCATTTGACTCGCTCAGATGAACAAGTACCAG